GCAACACCAAAGGCGGTAAAGGCAACATATGACCTTGCTAACGGGAAATATACCGCTCAGGACGCCACGACGGCACGAAAAGGAATAGTCCAGCTCAGTAGCGCCACCAACAGCGATTCAGAAACGCTGGCGGCAACACCAAAGGCGGTAAAGGCAGCCTATGACCTTGCTAACGGGAAATATACCGCACAGGACGCCACGACGGCACGAAAAGGAATAGTCCAGCTCAGTAGCGTCACTAACAGTGATTCTGAAACGCTTGCCGCGACTCCGAAAGCGGTGAAAGCCGCTAATGACAATGCAAACGGGCGTGTGCCCTCTGGACGTAAGGTTAATGGCAAATCACTAGCCAATGATGTCAATGTTACATCGCAGGATATTTTTAACGGCCAGAGTATTGAGATTGGTGCAAATCAGAATCTGGATAATTACAAAACACCGGGGCTGTACCATCAGCCATTGAATGCCAATACAAGCGCAGCGCTGAAATACCCGGAGAATTTTGCGGGTACACTGGTTGTGCTTAAAAATGCCGGGATAACACAGATTTACTATGTGTATGACACATCCAGAAGCTATACCCGCAGCCAGTACTCAACGGGTGACTGGACACCATGGACGCCACAAGATTCATTTCCGGTAGGTGCGGCGATACCGTGGCCTTCTGATTCAGTGCCTACAGGCTACACCGTTATGCAGGGGCAGACTTTTGATAAAACAGTCTACCCCCTGCTTGCAGTCGCTTATCCGTCTGGTGTGATCCCTGATATGCGTGGCTGGACGATTAAGGGCAAACCCGCCAGTGGTCGGGCCGTATTATCTCAGGAACAGGACGGCATTAAATCACACTCCCACAGTGCCAGCGCGTCCAGTACGGACTTGGGGACAAAAACCACATCATCATTTGACTACGGCACCAAGACGTCCAGTTCATTTAACCATGGCACTAAAACCACGAATAGCGCCGGGGATCATTCACACAATATTCCTGTTGGCAACACTGGCGCTGGTAATGGTGTTTCGGCTGGTTATAACTCAGGGCTTGGCACTGGAAAAACAAGTAACGCAGGGGGGCACTCTCACACAGTAAATATTGGCGCACACACACACTCCGTTGCGATAGGTTCACACGGGCATACCATCACCGTTAACGCTACGGGTAACGCAGAAAACACCGTAAAAAACATCGCATTTAACTATATTGTGAGGCTTGCATGATTACGCTCATTCTTTCTGCACCAGTAACAGAAATGGCTGAAGCATTTAAGCAGGTATTTGCAAATGCAGATAGTGTGAATATTGTCGGAAAGCCATTTGAAACAATCAGAGAATTTGACTGCATGGTAAGTGCGGCAAATAGTTTCGGCTTGATGGATGGTGGCGTTGATGCCGCCATTACCGCATTCTTCGGTACTCAGTTACAGTCCCGCGTTCAGAATCATATTCTTCGTGAATATCTCGGCGAACAGCCTGTAGGTTCTGCATTTGTCATTGAAACGGGGCATAATCATCACCCCTGGCTGGTACATGCGCCAACAATGCGTGTTCCGTTGACAATTGACGGAACAGACGCTGTATATAACGCAACCTGGGCCGCTCTGCTTGCCATCTTTCAACACAATAAAAACGCAACGACAGACATGAAAATAAAAACAGTGGTATTCCCTGCAATGGGGGCCGGATGTGGTCAGGTGCCGTTTGAAAGTGTTGCCCGACAGATGAAGCAGGCATGGGATAACTTTAATAAAAAAACAGAATCAATTAACTGGGAATACGCACAATCTCGCCAGTCGGCAGTATTTGGCACATATGCATACTGTCCGGGTAATTCCGTTTGCCGTTATGCGGATACTAAATATATTGGATGTGGCGATTATCGGACGTGTTGCTCTCGTTCCGGGCAAGTCTGTATTAACCCTGAACATCAGGCTGATGATGTACTGATACAACATCAGGCTAATAACCGTTTTCGCCCTGGTTCGCATATACACCGGATTAATCCAGAAAATCCCGTAGGTAATGTCACCTCTGGCGCACATAGCCACGGAAGTAGCATCGTTATTGGTACTCCCACCCATACGCTCAATAAACAATATTCTGTCTCTGATATTAAGTAGAGGTGAACATGGATTTCAGAATGAGTGAACAATCACGGACCATAAAAATTTATAACCTGCTGGCCGGAACTAATGAATTTATTGGGGAAGGTGATGCATACATTCCACCTCATACAGGTCTGCCTGCAAACAGTACCGATATTGCACCACCAGATATTCCGGCAGGCTTCGTGGCTGTTTTCAACAGTGATGAGGCATCGTGGCATCTCGTTGAAGACCATCGGGGTAAAACGGTTTATGACGTGGCATCAGGGGACGCGTTATTTATTTCTGAACTCGGTCCGTTACCGGAAAATGTTACCTGGTTGTCGCCGGATGGAGAGTGTCAGAAGTGGAACGGCACATCCTGGGTGAAAGATGCAGAAGCAGAAAAACTGTTTCGGGTACGGGAGGCAGAAGAAACAAAAAACAGCCTGATGCAGGTAGCCAGTGAGCATATTGCGCCACTTCAGGATGCCGTAGATTTGGATATTGCGACGGAGGAAGAGGCATCGTTACTGGCTGCATGGAAGACATATAGGGTATTGTTGAATCGTGTTGATACAACAGTAGCAGCGGATGTTGAGTGGCCAGTCGCCCCACAATAAAAAGAAAAAGCCATCGACAGAAATATCGATGGCTTTATGTACTCTATTTATACAATACAACACCACTCTTTTTAGTTATATATGTGCAGTTTGATGGTATATCTTTATTTATAAAAGACATTGCACCTATTTTTACATTATCCCCAATTTTACGTGATAATCCAATGATGCAACAATTAGCTCCGATATCAACGTTACTACCAATTTTCACTCTTGAACCAGGCATGTCACCATCTATCTGTCCAATGGTAGTATTCTGTCGTAATACCAGATTTTCACCCGCATCAACAGCAAAATGAACAACAATTCCAGCATGATGGGGAATTGTTAACCCTTTTCCAATATTTGCTCCCAATCCTATTTCACAACCAAATTTGTTAATTATTTTACTGTTTAACTTTTTGGCTGCTTTCTTATGTGATTTATTACCATTAATATACATTTCGTTAGCCAACCGCCACCAGAACAGGAAATTCCGGTTACGCTGCTTTTTCTCTCTTAAAAGCCTCCAGATATCCATACGTTTCCGCCGAATCACTTCATGTTTCCAGAAGTTTTTTAAATTAGTAGAGTTCCCAAATAAAACAAAGTGAATTGCCATTAAGTAAGACAGCACGAAAATCTCCTTAATTATTATTTCAGACCACACATGTTATAAGGTTAAGAGATTATAAAATCCTGTTATTTGTTATTCAAAAACAATTTTCTGAGAAGGACATACAACAGCAAGTCGCCAGTCACCTTCATCAGGAAATTGGCGACATACGTTAAATCAGAGCAGCCCCTTAACTGAGCTGGCCGCGCTGTTAAGGGATGATGTCACCTTATCTTTGAAGCCGGACAACATATCGCTGAACGATGAGGATTGCAGGCGCTCCCGCAAATCCTCATCACAGCGTTCAAGAGTCAGTGAAAATTCTATCTTTTTCGCCTTACCGTAGCGATCAAACTCGGAGCGGGTCGTATTCGTTTCAGTCAGTACATACATGCCGTAAATCTGCCCGACGCCATCAATCAGAGGCCAGGGGCGTCCTGTATATGCCTGCGTGGTCAACAACGACAGCGACACTTCGCCACCTGTAATCTCAGGATAAAGAACACCCGAAAGAACGATGCGATCATCACCTGCACCGATATACTGCCAGCTTGCCGAACGGTTAACGCGTTCATTTTTCACATGTCGCCAGCTTTTGTTTTGCTGTAACTGCTGATGCGGCAACGTGCGCAACTCAAAAACAAACATGCCGTAGATCATCATCATGGCCATGACTCCTCAATCTTTATCGTAAAAACTGCCACGTCCGGCACGGTCGCGTCGTTCCAATTCTGCCCTGACCATTTCACCGACCAGTTTCGCCAGTTCGCGGGGATTCTGCGTAACAACGTTATGCAGATGAACATGAATTTCACCGCCAAATCCGGAGGCAACAGGCTCCCGGTTACGGGAAGTTGCAGGAACTGATGCCACTGGCGATCGTATGGCCTCCGCCACCGGGCGGGAGCTGGCCGCAACAACAGGGACCAGCGCTGGAGACAGCGGAGCCGGAACCACGGGTGTGATATTAATTGCGGGGGCAGGCTTACTGACCTGCGCAATCTTCCGCTCCTGCCACTCCCCACGAACAGCAAGTGCGCGGGGCAGGTTCTTAAAGACAATATCGCCGGGGCCAATGCGTTTTTTCGTCTCATCAACCAGCTTACCTGTGTTATCAGCAATTTTGCTGAGTCTGCGTAGCGTACCGGTATTGCTGTCTGTGAGCGGTTTGTTGTCTTTGGGCTTATCACCTCCGGTACCATTGCCATTTTCCACAGGCTTCGGCGGATTGATTTTCGCCAGGTCCCCCTGAAGCAAGGCAACCTTATCCTGAAGAATGGCCGCACGCTGTGCGTCTTCGATTTTCTTGCGCGCCCTTTCCGCTTCATCCGGAAGCACACCGAGCTTTTCAAGTATCCACGCCAGCGTATCCAGCAACATTTTTGCAGGTGTCAGAACAAGCTGTAACGCACCGCCAAGAACGTTACCGAATATCTCGCCAGCACTGGTACATTTATCCAGCGTTTCCTTGCTGGACTCCATCGGTGACAGCAGCGATTTAAACCAGTTAAACACCTGGCTGATCCCGCTTCCGATTGCGTCAAAAACAGGACCAAACCGTTCAAAGGTTTCGCGCAACGGGGTCAGCCTTTCCATAATCCCGCTGAACACCCCGGCAAAAAATGCCCTGATGGGATCCCAGTATTTCCAGATGAGAACGGCAGCTCCGGCGAGCGCAGCCACAATAAGACCAACCGGACTGAACAACGCCCCGATAGCGCCCCCCAGTAAAGAAACGGAACCCGTCACCATTCCCCACAGCGCAGGCAACACCCTGACGACATTCATTGACCGGGTAAGAATGTCAAAACCAAGACGCAGGGTGGCCAGCTTCCCGTAAAGCACCCCAATAACCAGCGACAACGAGCCAATCGTTGCAGTCATTGCCAGCAACGCACCGCCTGCTATCAGTAGCTGGCGCGTCAGTACCGGATGGGCCTGCGCCAGCGAGGTGATTTTTTCAAGCACCCGCGTGAGCCACTGCGTGACAGAACGCAGCGGACCGTCAACCAGATCACTGATGCGAATACGAAGACCTTCCCATGCGCTGTCGAGATTTTTCAGGTCCCCATCAAGATTATCGGCCATTACTTTTGCAACGCGATCGGCCTCTCCCCTTGCCCCCTGCAATTCTCTGGTCAGTTTTTGCAGTTCTCCTGAACCAGCCGCCGCAACAAGCGTCTGCAAACCAACGAACGCCTCTTCTCCGGCGATGTCCTTGAAGAAGGAGACCTGGTCCACCTGTCCGTATTTTTGTGTCGCCTTATAGAGATCAAGCAGCACATCCTCCATTGGGCGCATTTTGCCTCTGGCGTCAGCAACTGACACCCCCAGCTCTTTCAGTGCATCAGCCGCAGCTTTTGGCGGTGATGCAAGGCGGGACAGACTTGCGCGCATGGCCGTACCCGCATCGCTTCCGCGAAGACCATTATTGGCAAGCATCCCGGCCATGGCCGCCGCTTCTTCAAGACTGATACCAAGTTTTGCGGCAACCGGACCGGTATACTTCATGGTTTCGCCCAGCGCGCGTAAATCAGTATTGGTCCGGGTGAATGCTGCTGTCAGCGTATCGCCAACCCGGTCCATTTGATCGGCTGTCAGGTTGAACTGTGTGAGGATATTGGAGCCTATATCAGCCGTCTCGCCGAGTTCGACGCCACCTGCCAGCGCCATATTAAGAACACCGGGCAATGCGGCCTGAATGGCCTGAGGAGTAAAACCAGCCATTGCCAGAAAGCTCTGCCCACTGGCGGCATCACTCGCAGTAAACTGTGTTTCAGAGCCAAGTTTTAACGCCTGCTCACGCAGCGCCTTAAACTGCGGGCTGTTTTTGTCGATTCGCGTCAGTGCCTGAACGCAGGACATCTCTTTGCCGAACCCGATCGCAGGCTGCAAAAAACGCCCGGCAGCATAGCCGCCCGCCGCTGCCGCACCAATTGCCAGTGCACCACCTGTTTTCAGTTTTCCCTCTGTTTCCTGCGCGCGCGAATACCGCTCACGCGCCCGCGTTACACGCGCAAGCGCCTGCCGTTCGCGTTCAAGCTGGTTGTTGTACTGTTCGGTGCGTCTGATGGCCTGCTGGATGGTGTTATCGCTGCCTGTCAGGGAAATGCCGTGGCGTTTCAGCTCTCCGCCAAGTTCCCGCATTTTCTGAATTTCCCGTGTGCGCGATTCATTCAGGCGTTCAAGCCGGGTGCTTAACTGCTGCATCAGCTTTTGTTGTTTTTCGCTGAGCACTGTACCCGTGCGTTGTAACTGATTAAGGGCGTTAAGCTGGCGTCGTGCTTTCAATACGCCAGCATCCGCTTTACTGACAGCGTCACGGGCGCGCTCAAATGAACGCGCCTGACGCTCGAGATTTTTGATCGCCCCCTGCGTTCGCTGGATGGAGTCACCAAACTGCCCCATCAGGCGGCGGGCGTTTTCGGCAGGCCGGGTCAGCCTGTCAACGGCGCTGAAAGCGACCCGGATGTCAAGAGTCTTCATTGTCTGCATTCCCGCTGCGAAGTGCCGCCCGCTCACGCCAGCTAACCACTTCGCCGGGCGTCATCATGAAGATTTCGGCGGGCGACCAGTTAAAAATGGCGGCAATATCCGCCACCAGATCTTCGATGTGCTCAAAGCACACCAGGGTGATTACGCTGCCGTCTCCTGCACGCTCTTCGCGCCAGAGTCTGGCTCGCTCATAAAATTTACAGCCACAGCGCACAACTGAATAAAATCGCGTGACGACATTTTTTTAATCATCACTTCATCCAGTCGTGGCGAGGTCACGCGAGGCAACAGCGTGAACATGGTATCCGCTTTCAGATTCAGCACATCAGACAGCGACAGACCACGCAGGGATCCAGCCTGCTCAATAGCCCCGGTGATCTCCACATACGTGATTTTTTCGCCACCACGCTCAATTGGTCGGGTCAGTTTTACGCCACGTTCGACAGCCATATCCTCACCTGCCGTCACATCATCCGCCACGGTGTTATTCCGGGTTTCAGTATCGATGTCTTTCATCAGTTGTCTCCTTTTCAGTCAGAGGCGACGCACTGCGCCGCCTGCATATTACTTATCAGCCAAGCCCAAGCGCGGAACGGATACGGTCAGGCACAATGTCCTTGCCGTCCTTCCGGTAGATGTGGTTCAACAGGTCGATTTCCCACAGCGGGCGATCGTTAACGCTCAGCTTGTAGTAGGTGTTTTTGACAGCGTAAGTGTGTGATGTGGCTTCGCCCTGTTTGGCTTCCCCCATATCAATTTCCGTCACACGCCCACGCATCTCGATTTCATACAGATCGCTTTCTGCATCGGTGTAGTATTCACCCGCAAAACGCAGCAGCGTGCCGTCAATCGTGCCACCATATTTAAGGAACAGCGCACGAACAGCTCCCCCCATGACAAAACTCGCATCAAGCGCGGAGTCGTCCAGACCGAGATCAATACTTACCGCCCCCATCATGCCACCACCACGATAGCTGTCGGTTTTGCGCGTCAGTTTGGGCGGCGTGACGGATGTCACTTTACCCACTTCGTTTTCACCATCCACAAACAACGTAAAAAAGCGAAGATGTTTTGGTACAGCCATCAGGCACCTCCCAGCACCGCAAATGCGGGACCAAAGAATTCATCAGTAAACGTCTGGTAAAGCTCCATGTCTTCCAGCGGGGGAACAGGCGTATATTTGTAGCGAATACGCACACGTCCCTGACGTAAATTCGTGGTACCGTTATCCACCACGTCATACCAGCACTCCGCACCAATCAGTTTCCCGGCAGTAACCAGCGAATCCAGTTTTGCCCTGATGGCACTGATAACATCCTTCACATTCGCAGGCGTCAGTGGACTGTCGATGGTTTCAAACTGCGCTTCCGCAATTGAATCAGCCAGCACCTGTGCGGTTCGGGTATACACCTCAAAGATGTAGGCGTTCGTTTCCGGTGTGCGGTTGCCCCAGAAGCGGAACCCGTTGCGACGAATAATGGTCGTGATTTCTTTATTATTGAGGCTGTTGGCATCGCTGTCTTCGGCCTGCAACGACCAGAACACATGCCTCGACATCCCCAGCACATTTTTAACCGGAACGTTGGACAGTGATTTGTGCCAGCCCTGCTCATGGTCAATGTACGCACGAAGGCCGCACGCATAGGCAGGCGCGGGGAACGTTTCGTTTTTGCCACTTTTCGGGTTGTAGGCGATGAAGTCCGGCCATAAGAGCATCACCTCACGTTCGTTGAATTTCTGGCGGTAGGTAATTGCCTCAGCCATCGTGTTACAACCATGACATGTGGCATACACAAACGCGCGCAGTTTACCCGCAATCACGCACAGGGATTTTGTCACCGCCTCCGTGTCCAGCTCCGGCGCGGCCAGAATACGCGGACGGTATCCGATGCTTTCATCCTGCTCTGCAACAAGCAGCGCATACATCCCCGTATAGCTGCCATCATCCTCAGAACCACCGATAACCAGTTGATCCTGCGTCTTTCCGTCTTCTTCTTTGTGTTCAGCCACGCGAACGACGATCACCTTTGTGCTCACCTGGTCTGCGATGGCCTTAAGCGCACGATAAAGCGTCCCCGTTGTCCCGCATTTTCCCAGCACGTCATTGACGCGGGTCAGCAGTGTGGGCTTGTTCAGCGGGAACAGCTTCGCGTCCGCATCATCCGCCGTTGCCACGATACCGATAACGCTGGAATCAACATCGTTAATCGCTGTTACCAGGTCGGTATTTTCCGTAACACGGGCACCATGAAAACGAGTTTCACTCATAGCTTCAGCCCCTTGTATCCGTTAAATGATTCAGCAACAATCATCACCCACCACGCGCGTAATCTCACCCCTGCGCTATTCTCCCGCCACGGCGACAACAAAAAGCAGTAACCCCCTCCGCACGCACATGCGACCATGCCGCACAGGGAGGGAACAGATGACCGACACAACCATGCAATTGCTCAGTCAGGGCACAGACCCCGTGAAAATGCCGGATTTTGATATTCTTGCGGAGGGTAAAACGCTGTCAGGCGTGGCAGAGCGCCTGATGAGCCTGTCACTGACCGACAACCGAGGATTTGAGGCGGACCAGCTCACCATCACGCTGGATGATGCGGATGGTCAGTTGCAGCTACCGCCACGGGGCGCGCGCCTGACGGTTCTCATTGGCTGGAAAGGAGAACCGCTGACAGAAAAAGGCACTTGTAGATTCAATTGGTCAACGCAACAGTTATGTGAAAACATGGGGTTGCGGAGGTTTTTTGAATGAGACGAACATTTACAGCAGAGGAAAAAGCCTCTGTTTTTGAACTATGGAAGAACGGAACAGGCTTCAGTGAAATAGCGAATATCCTGGGTTCAAAACCCGGAACGATCTTCACTATGTTAAGGGATACTGGCGGCATAAAACCCCATGAGCGTAAGCGGGCTGTAGCTCACCTGACACTGTCTGAGCGCGAGGAGATACGAGCTGGTTTGTCAGCCAAAATGAGCATTCGTGCGATAGCTACTGCGCTGAATCGCAGTCCTTCGACGATCTCACGTGAAGTTCAGCGTAATCGGGGCAGACGCTATTACAAAGCTGTTGATGCTAATAACCGAGCCAACAGAATGGCGAAAAGGCCAAAACCGTGCTTACTGGATCAAATTT